TTACTAATAATTAGTGGTCTGGTCTTAGAAGTCGTTGAAAAACCAGCAACCATTTTCTTTTCTTCACGATAATGTTTATTCGTTATTTGATGTTGAACATCAACATATTGTAAGTCTTTACTTGTATAAAATAGATTAGGATAATCCCTATCTATTACTTGTTGGATTGTCGCCCAACCAATATTATTGTTCTCTATAATAAGTATCGCATCATTATATTCTGTTGATATAGAAACCAACATATTTCCAAAATCTTTGGTATTTATTCTACCTTTGTATTCTGCGACTTGTGTTAGAGTTTCCAACTCAATAACGTGAAAAGCAGAATAGTCTGTTCCGTCTCCTCTACTAACATCTGCACATACAATATAATTTTTTGCATAATTTGCTGGTTCCCAAATCCAACAATTATTATCAATACCTCGTTTTTCTAATGGGTCATTACAAGAATTCTTTCTTAATTTTTCCAACAATACTGGGTCAATCACACCTGTACCAGATGTTAAGAAGTCACAATCACACTCTTGGGCTGCAGAACTTGGACCCAGTAAAGTATCTTGTTCTTTTCTCCAACTTTCCTCTCTATCTGGGTGTACGGTCCAATGTAATTTTATTGGATTAAACATACCACGACCCTCTTCAGCTTCAACCCAAGTTTTATGGAACCAATTACCCACACCATTAGGTGTAGATAATGCGATACATTGACCACCAGTCGTTAAGGTAGATTGTGCCGCTGTCCAAATTGAATCAATTCTATCGATGAATGCCGCTTCGTCCAATATCAATAATGATAATGCTTCTGAACGGGCTGCTTCTGGACCAGATGATACCGCTTTAATCTGGGAACCATTACGATATCTCAGATTTAATTTGTTATCCTCAACACATCTTTGTTTCAACCAACTCGGTAAGTTTGCGTGCATAACACGAACTTTAGTTACCAAGTTTTTTGCTACTTCTTGTTTGGTTGCAATTACCAAAACATTTTTGTCTTGGTGAAATGTCATTAACCACAAACTATATCCGGCTGTCAATGTAGAAATACCCAACTGACGAGCTTTCAGGATTATGTTCATACGATGTTCTTGGAACTCACTTATAGACTTTTCTTGAAAGTCGTATAAATCAAAAGGAATCTTTCCTTGTATCGGATGTTGTATCATACAATACTTTTTCATAAAATATGCAGAATCTTTTGCACACTTTATATACTCTTGTTTGATTACTTCTTTTAGTTGCTCTGCCATTAGTCTACTATTTGACCTGCTAATTTAACTGATGTAGCAGTCAAAGCTACTCCAAATGTAAAGTATATCCACTTGTTTTCATACCATTTAGGTTGAACGAGTTTTACTTTTTGTTCAAGTAGTTTTGTAGTGTCTTTTAGTAGATTAATTTGGTTAGTTTTATTCGCAATCAACATAGAGTCTATGACTGAATTTTCCTCAAAGAGTTGTAATTGTGATTCTAAATCCATTACTAAAGAAACATTTAAACTATCTTTTAGTTCTAATTCCTTAATAGTATTGGTAAATCCTAAAACTTCTTCCTCTGTGAAGGTATAGGTTTTAGTTTCAACAACATCTTGAGCGAATAATCCCCCAATTAATAATATGTATATAATGTATCTCATATATATAAATATATACTACTTTGAAAACTTCTTAAGAAATTTTACTGCTTCGTCAGCATTGTCTTCTTTGACTGCTTCACCAGCTTTTTCAATCTGTTTTTTAGTAGTAGTAACTTTTCTTTTTAATTTTGCTACTTCTTTTTTGTTAACTTTCTTCTTTGACTCAAGAACTTTTACTTCTTTTTCAAGTTCTTTAACTTCGTTGTCTTTAACTTTGATAGCTTTATCAAGTTCTTTGACTTCTTGTTTTTTATTTCCACCAAAGAATAAGTTTAATATTGCATTAATGATTCCCATTATTGTGCTCCTGTTAGTTGTTGTTCTGCTTTTTCCACGAGTTCTTTCTTTTCTCGTATGAAATCTCTTGCTTCTTGAATGGTTTTATCAAATGCTTTTTCATCCATTTCCCATTTGTCCTTTTCAAGTTCCGGTGTATTTACACCAACATTATTATACCAAGTTTTTTTACCACCTGTTTTTTCAAAGTCATCTATACTTTGCTCTAAGTCTTTTAATTGTGATTTTTGATTTTCTAACATTTTCTTTTCTGCCCATTCATCAAACTCACCCTTAACTCTAAGTTTGTTTTCAAAATCTACTTGACAATCAAAACAATGTCCCATCATTCTCCAAAACTTATCATCAAGTTTCTTCTTCATTGCTTTTTTACAATTAGGACAAAACCAAGGCATCCTAACTGATTGCATTACTTTACTTAATTCTGATTCTCTTGTTTTACCACCAAGGTTTTCTTGTTTACCCTCGTATCCAACTTGAGCATAATCTTTTTCAGTTTTACCTGTGGTCATCAAATCTTTTAATGCCTTATTCTGTCTTTCTGCTTCTTTACTATATCCTGCCATTATAACTCCTTAAAATTTTAAACTACCTAATATCTGATTGATTGGTGCAAATGCTCCTGTAAATTTGTATATATTACCTTTGTATTTAAATACCAATCCCTCACTTGGAACAATAGCACTCGCTCCACCGATAGCTTCTAATTTTTCTATTTGTATTTTTAATTTTTCTAATTTACTAACATTGTCTGGTTTTTGTAAATCTCTCAATGCACTATCTACATCTTTTTTAATTTTTTGAACTGCTTTGTCTGGTGATACTGCTAAGAAACCTGACATATTTTTTAATATTTCTGCACCGACTTGAAAGAATAAAATCTCAAATGGTTTTATATTATCTTTAAAAATTTTCATATGATTCTGTTTGTCTGTATCCAATACCCACTTGTTAAATTCTGGATTACCTTTAAAATCTTTTCTTATTTGTGGTATTTTGTAAGACTTATCAAAGTATGCCCAACGATTAACCAACTTAACGAATTGGTCTGGTTTTATGTTTACCCCAAATTGTTTACCCGCATTAAATACATATTCTTTCCAAAATGATTCGTGATACATACCTAAAGTATCAGTATCTTTCAATCCATATTGTCCTTGTAATTTATTTAATTTACCTAAGAAAGAACTTTTCTTTGCTCCGTAGTTTTGAACTTTACTCATCTTTAAGAAATTAGGTCTACTAATTTTAAATGTTCTTTGTATATTTTGATTTACTTGTTGTATCATACCTTGTAACATACGAGCTGCTTCTTTTGAATATCCTTTTGCTCTACCAGACATATCGTATTCGGTAGTTCCGTGAAATACAATTTCAGCGACATCATAATCTATAATATTACTTGTTTGTGGATATATAACCTCTAAATTCATCCATTTAGTTCCATTACCAAATACTTTTTTCTTTTGAGCGTCTGATAATGAACCTATTGATTTTTCTAAATCTCTCATCGCACCTACAAATGCTTTTTTAACATTACCTCTTCCTGCAAACATACTTGCTACACCGGAAGTTGTTGGTGCAGTTTTACCACCATTTTTCAGATGACCTTTGTTTCGGGCTGCTTTTAACTTTCCGTCAACCCAACTTACCATTAAATTTTGTCCGTCAAGTTTTTCAGACACTTTATCTTCACGATTCAATTGTCCACTTAACCCTATAATAATTATGTTCTTCAAATCTGAAAACATCAAATTATTATCATCAAATGGATGATTCATATGTCCGTATGCTCCACCTTCAATTAATAACTTGACATCTTTCATAAATGACTCTTTAATTCTTTGTTTGACATCCCCTTCTGAGTCTGCTAACTTTAAATCACTATCTTGTATATCCCCGTCTTTTACTGATTCGTCTCCGAAGTATTTTATTATTTCCCAACCTAATTGTTTTATTATTTTATCCATACCAGATTTATATTTAGGATACGGATTATCTACTGATTGTGTGTTTTTTCTATTTTGATTAATAGTTCTTCCATATGTTACGGTTTGTGCCATATCTTTTTCATAATCATCAGCTTCAATCGTATAAGCTATTTCTGCAGTATCTTTAACTGGATAATCAATTACTTCCCAGTTTATAATCTTTGCGTGTTCCTGTGATACACGATAAAAATCATCTAATGAACCAAAGAAATCGTATAACCCCTCATCAGATAAATCACTACCCTTGAAATGAACTCCAAGTCCACTAACTTCTTTTAAAATTTTTTTTACATTTGGTTGCTGATAAAATTCAAATAGTTTTCCAAATCTTGAAGTCATCATTTCATATGTGGACTTATCAAAGTATCCAAATGTTTTTTTGAATATTTGTTGTCTTTTCTTTTCATCAAACTTTGGACTACCTAATAGATTACGAATTTCTGTTCCACTTGATATACCACTAACTTTTTGGTGTGGTGCTGAGTAAACATATCCGTGTTCTTGATATCCTTCTAAATCTTTTCTCTTTACTGCAAATTTAAAATCTTTAAAATATTTTCCTGATGATAATCTACCTGCGTCCTTTTTACCAACTACATAAACTGCTGCAGTATCATCACCAAACTTTCTTAATATGTCTGCTTTATATGGGTTTTTTTCTTGAATTATACTTTTAGCAGGAATACCCATTTTAATCATATGTTTTTTCTTTTCATTAAAATTGAGTGGGTGTCTTGGCATTCCTTGTATGTTTGATGTTGCGATATACACTTCATCAAATTTACCTTTTAGTGCTTCAAAAACTTTCTTGTGATGTGGACCAAATGGTTGAAATCTACCTGGATAAATTGCTACTACTTTTTTAACTCCTGTTTGTTCGTTTACTTTTTTATACCCACTACCATAAGGAACTGATGTGTTTCCTTTCTTCTTCATTTTCTTAACCATTTTACGACTTGGTGAAGGAATAACTCCTGCTGGTGCACCAAACTCTTCGTTTTTCTTTTTACCATCACAATGTGCTTTTTGTGAAAAACCTTTTGGATTATTACAATCAATACTTTTTTTATATTTATCTGACCAACCTTCATTTTTCTTTTTAGTTTTCTTTTTCATCTGATTGATGTAAGCACGATAGACTGCTGCTTGAGCTGTCTTACCCATTTCTTTTGCTCGTTGTTCCATAGCGACTGCTGCTTGGATTTTATGAGCATGTTTCTTACCACTATTTCTGATTTTACTTACTGATTTCTTTGCGTCATCTACGGTAGCGAACTTTAATCCGTGTATTGTTCCTTTTGGATTTTCGTCTGTGTATAAATCTGAATGACTTGATGAACCTCTATGTTGTCCTTTTTTTCTTGGAATTCTTTTTGCTTCTTTTATATCTTTTGTGCCTGTTAACTTATAACCCAAAACCTCTGCATTTTCTACTCTTTCTTTTTCAAATTTTTTCTTATCACTCTTTGATAGTTCTCCACCAAATCCCTCATTAATAATTCCACCTCGTTCATTATACCATTTTCTAAATTTTGCTGGTGAACCTACGGTAACCG